TCCCTTACGTGCAGCAAGCCTTTAACCTGTCCGCAAAGGTTTTGGTACTCGTCGTAGCTCTTGGCGCTTCCGGCGGCGATATAGTTACTTAACTGGAATGCTTTCTCATCAATCTCTTTGACGATTGCTTCAAGCGCGTTCATTTTTCACCCTTCTTGTTTTTACCTTCAAAGTGCTTCTGGAGAAGTTCTTTGTCCTTCATGTTTTCCTGCTGCTCGCGTGAGGCGACATTCTTGTACAGATCGGCGCCGAGCTTGAGCATGTCTTTCTTACGGCTTGCTTCAATATCAGCAACCTTGCCGACAGCCTCGACGGAGATTCGACGGTTATCGACCTTGGTCTGCGCTTCGATACGCATTGCATCGGTCTGTGCCTTCTGCACGGTGGCCTGAGATTGGGCGGCAATCCGCTCGCGCTCGATAGCCAACTGCTCTTGGCGGATCTGCATTTCTGCCTGATCCTTCTGGGCCTTAAGCTGCAACTCTTGCATCTTGATCTGCAGCTCTTGTTGCTGCATCTGGATGACAGGATCTTGAGCTTGTTGCATGGCTTGTTTCTGAGCAGCTTCTGCTTGGTTTTGCTGGAGCAGCTGTTGCGAGGCTTGAGCCAACAACGGAGCCAGACGGGATTCGACTTCGGCGTCCATGTAGTTTGGTTCACCGGTTTCGTCGACCATCGGCGGTAGGTTCATGCCAAGCTGCTTCTCAATCTCTACACGGTAGGCAAAACCAAGGTGCTCATTGATATGAGCTTGCATAGCGGCCTGTAACTGTGGCGCTTGCGGAGACTGACCAAGGACTTGGAGGATCTTCGGATCTTGCATCGCCGACATGTGAACCATGATGTGGGCTTGGTGGTCCTGATAGGCGAAGGCTTTGACCGGCTTTTGCATCAGGATGTTCTGGTTTTCAGACACAGGATCAAGCGGCTTCAGGTCGTCTTCCATCGGAACCAGCTTGTTGGCTTCCTTGATACCTAGAACGTCCAGCATCTGACGGTGCAGCAGCGGCATGTTGTACAGCTGTGGCGATTGCTGTGCCAGTTGCAGCACGGCTTGGTACTGAACAATCTTCTGCGCCATGGTAGCGGCGTTAGGATCCGACACCGGGATGACATCAACGTTCTGGTAGTCCGAACGCTTGGCGCGGCGATCACCTTCTACCGGCTCATACGGATATTCTTCCGGAGCAGTAGCGGCGATCAGCTCTTTCAGCAGCTTCAGCTCTTGCTTGAACGAGAAGTGGACACGAGCCTGTACAGCAGACATCGTTTTCAGCGTACGTTCCAGCAGAGCCAGCGTTGTACCCACAGGAGCATTGGCGCTCATGTCGGAGATCTGCATATCTGCCGTATTAGCGAAGCGGCGGCCTTCTTCGATGATGGTATTCAGCAACGAATACAGGACTTGGCTCGGTTCTTTGTACGGCAACGGGATGATGTTGTCGCGCATAACGCCAGAGGCCACGTCCACATCACGCCATTCACCCGGAGCAATCGGAGTATCGTCACCTTTGACCCGCATGCCACGTGTTTTGAAGCCACCCGGCAGGTTCGACAGCGTACCGGCGTCCACCAGCTGGCGAATAATGCTTGTACCCGACTTAGCATAGGCGCCGATCAGGTGGACAAGGCCAAAATGGTAGAAGCCGAAGCCCGGAATGTAGCCGTAATGTACGAAATGCTGGCGTTTTTGCTTGGTTTCGTCGTCTTTCTTCCAGTTTCTGCGGATAGAAAGGACTGTTTGCGTGGATTTTTCGATGGTAACTACGTATGGAAGGCCGATTCCGGTGGTATTTCCGTCCTCATCTACGTCTTCAAAGCCTTCTAAGTCCAGATTTACGTGCATTTCCAGTACTTTGTACCGGTCATCGACGGTTGCCTTGAAACCAAGCTTCTCTGCAATAGCCTTTTCAACGTCATCCAGCATGTCGACCGGGTCGCCAAGGTCAACATCACGGTAGAAACCGGACACTTGTAAGCGGCGCATCTCATGTTCGGTCTTGCGCATGACGTGAGTTACACGTTCTGCAGACTCCAGATTGGCGGCGCCGTAAGGAACGACCATATCTTCTGCAGGAATGTACATCGACACGGTGCGATCCAGCGTCGGATCGTCGTATACCTTCTTAAAGCCGTTACCTGAAAGACCAACGCCCCAGTACAGGCGCTCTTGTTCAGGACGAAACTCCTGCATGACTTCAGTCAGCTGGTAGTTCATATCATCCTGTACGCGGACAGCCGACTCTTTCTTCTCTTGCGTTTCCTTGCCGATGATCTTAGTGCGCACCGGACCCTGAGCAGGGAACGTAGAGGTAATTGTTTCTGATTGGAACTTGACCAGAGCTTCTGACATCAGCGGATGATAGATACCGCAGGCGCCTTCCCATGGTTCAGCACGTTCTTCAAGCTTGAGGCCAAGCAGCTCAAGACCGTCTACGTAGGTTTGGATCCAGTCTTTACGCGCCGAGATGTCAGCGTCGAAGTCGCCGATAAGATCTCCGGCCATCTGAGCCAGAGCGGAATCATCCATGTCTTCCGCAATGTTGCGGTAGAAGTCATCGTCTTCAGGTTCCTCTTTCTCGATCTCAATCTCAAGATCGCCGATGTCGATGCTTACCGACTCCGGATCTTCGATCTCAATCTCAATCGGCTCGACACCTTCCTGAGCGATCAGTTCTTCGATACCTACTGGGGCGGCGTATAAGCCTTTATCAATTGCCATAATTCAGTCCTTGAATGTCAGCGCATAACTCGTCATAAGTAAGCCCTCTGTCCTCTTCCAAGAACTCTAGGCTGAACAAGTATCGTGGCTCCGTAAAATTGTAGACGGTGTGTGGTTTCTGGGTGTTGAAGACGTAATAGGTAAATTCTTTGTATTTGAGTTCTTTGATAGGCATGACCAATCCAAAGTCCCCGTCAGCAAAGAGGCATTTACTTTTTCCATCATCCAAGACTAGCATATTTAACGACACATGTCGGTCGGTGTCTACATGCCAGTTATAGCAGGAATTTGGATCCATCTTTAGCAGGCCGGCGTGAAACTTACGCTTCTTGGCAAGTTCCACTAAAAGCGGCTCCTGATCCATTATTTCGTTAGAGACTGGCAACGCCATAAAGTTGTAGTACGGCACCCATGCGTCATCCGGAGTTTGGTAAATTAGCTCCATTAGTCTGAAGCAGATCTTGCTGGTATATGGGACTGGAGTAAACATTAGTAGTAGGCCACCTTCTTACGATAAATGGGTTCGTCTTCTTCATCAGTCTGTAGGCGGATAAAGCCGCCCTTACGGAAACGGATCAGGCCTTGCACCATGGCATCGACCAAGTCATCGTGTTCGCCGGATGGGAACGACGCCATCTCTTCGATTACTTCTTCCGCCCAGCGGCGGTCAGGCGCCCATACTTTGCCAGATGCAAATAGATCCGCCACGGAGTTGATACGGACGATCTTGTCGTTGCCCCGTGTGGGAGTGAACTCTTGGACAGGAATACCCATGCGACGAAGTTCAAAAATGAGAGGCGCACCCGAGGCTTTGGCTTCCACAATAAACGCATCTGGCTCCCACTCCTTGTAGTATTCCATCGCCGTTGCCTTCAGCTCGGGGAACTCCATCCGGGCTTTATACGCATCCAGCAGGATTATGTTGGCGTCGTTCGGGTCTTCGTCTTTGTAGAATACACCCATTGTTACGCAAGCTGAGTAGTCAGACCGCTCATTTTTCGTAAAGGCTGTATCCCAAGACTGGATAATAAATTCGCACGGTGGCGGTCTTTCACCATCCCAGATCTTCCACCACTCCCGTTTAACAATAGCGCCCTCTTCCGAGGTTGGGCTTTGTTGGTACTGGGCATTCCACTTGGATACCGGCAGTTCAGACTTAAGAGCCTCCAGTTCATCCAGAGACCAGAACTGTGGCCACAGCGGATTGCCGCTTGGTAGGATTGCTGGGAACTCGATAATCTCCCAGCTATCGTTGCCTTCTTTTTCAGCAGACGACTTCAGGATACGACCTACCAGATCCCGCTTAGACCAGCGGGTCATAATCACAACAATGGCGCCACCCGGTTGCAGACGCTGACGAGGACCGGACGTATACCATTCGTATACGTTGTCAAAGATCTCGGGAGAGTTCGCAGCGAGCTTGGCTTCCTGTTCTGAGTGCGGGTCGTCGATGATAAGTAGGTCGGCGCCCTTACCAGTAACTGTACCCCCGACCCCGATAGCGAAATACTCACCCGTCCGGTTTACCGCCCACCGACCGGCTGCCTTGCTATCCTGTCTCAGGTTAACCCCGGGGAAGACCTTCGCATACTGCGGGGAGTCCACAAGGTTCCGCACCTTACGACCGAACCCGACCGCAAGTTCCGCCGTGTTAGAACACTGAATGATCTTCTTATCTGGGTAACGACCTAAGAACCATGCCGGCAGCATGTAGGAACCGAACTCCGACTTGGTATGGCGAGGCGGCATACAGATAATCAACCGCTTACATTTCCCGTCGGCGATCTCTTGGAACTTCTTGGCCATAACTTTATGGTGGCGGCCGTCCACGAACCCCGGCCACATCTCATGCACGAACTTCATAAAGTCCGTCTGAGCCTGCTCCCGCTTCAGAGACTCGCTGTACTGTTCCAGATCCTCCAGAAACTGAGCCTGCTCAGCCTCTGGTAGCTGCATGATCTTTTCTAGGATGTCATTCGACAGTTGCATTTGGATCCAGTCTCATAACCAAATGGGTGAACGCCGTCTTAATCACGGGCTGATAGCTGCCGTGCCATGTCTCAAACTCATCTCGGATCATGGCGATGATCTCTTCCGCCGTGTAAAGCTTAGGCTGTTCCAAGGGGTTTCTCCATGACTTTGAGGAGCCGGACAAATTCCAGCAGCGTCTTCTCATCAAATGTGTAGTACGGGCCGGCATCTTTGTATTTCCAACAGGTACGGTGGGCTAGGCTAAGAATCTCGTATTCAGTCATCTCTGTATATCCGCGCTGCAATCTGTTTACCAATCGTAGGCGAGAACGGCCACGTCTCCGCAACCAGCCCGCACCTAGCGTTCTCCTCCTCCCGCGCCCTCATCCAAGCTGCACGGCAAAGCTCCTTCACCATACGGTATTCCGTAACAGGAATATCCGGCCGGTGTTCCTTCCACCACATATCAAACTGGTTCATAGCTTGGTCGCCATAAAAAGCATCGCCAACAGGAGGATGGCTACAGCAAGTACGTACAGATCCGTCACTCTAGGTTCCTCCACCTAATATGCGACGGACGAATGCTCCGCGCCACACCGGGAGTATGCTTACACGCACCCAGCTTAACAAGCGTCTTACATATCCTAGCCACATTCCCCCGACCCCTGTCGCCGGTCTGATACATGATGTCGTCAATAGTCGGGCCGAAGCCAAACTTCTTCCACCATTCATCTATCACAAGGAATACAGTTTTTTGTTTGGGGGTCATGCTTTCTATGGTACCTAAACAAGTGACGGGGGGTGTTTCTGTAGGAATTCTAAAGTTATCCACAAGAAAAATTGATAGGGGGTGGGGTTTAAGTTCTTGAAAATAAACGAATCATAAATTCGTACTATAACTTGTTATAGTACCGATTCTCCGTTATCCACACTTTTGCCCGCTAACCCCGGGTCGTTCCGCCCATCAAGCCCGGGATCCATACCTACGGATGGCTCTTCATCGGCTGTAGAGAGAGAACCATACACAAGCTCAGTATCTGTAACCTCGTGTAGGTCAGCGTATTCACCGGGGAATGTCTGATCGTCAGGATTAAGTGATGATTGGGTGTGCTGATCAGAAATTGTTAGTGATTGGGTGTGCGGAATAATATGCGTAAGCTCAGCACCAAATACCCCCTCATTTCGGGGGGTGGTGGGTGCGGTGGGGTCGGCGTCCTGCGCGTCAAACGGGGTGGGGTCGAGCTCGGCTAGCAGGGATTCGGCGTCCTGCTCGTCATCCTGCTGTGCATTGTGTTCAATCGTGGTACCTGCGCCGATCAACTTGAGCTTCTCTGCGATGCGGTCGCGTATGTCTCCAGAGGCTTTGATGTGCACGACTTCTGACCTGTTCACGAAACTATCTACGCCGCTATGCTTCCCGATCAACTCTAGGCACCTCACCCTTGTAGGCAGTGGTGCGTCCTCATCTGCTGCGTGTTTCGCAAGCTGTTGGATGACGAAAGCCCTTAATTGTGCGGGCGTATGCGATTCCGCAAAGCGTTGAGCGGCTATAAAGGCCTCTGTTGTCTGTTGGATAGCTGTATTCTGGCTTAGCTTGTATCCGTTAGCTGCTTGTGTCTTACTGTTACCTTTACTCTTATAGGACTGTCTGTATGCCCCTGCTTTACTTTCGCCGAGTGCGACTAGGCGGGCGAACTCCCTCTGTTTGGGTGTTAACTTCGCTTCTGTATTGGTTCCTAGGATCAGCGTATCCATCGGGACTGTGTTCAGTCCTTCCTTGATCTGCGCCCTTGTGAGCGGCTTAGGCTTTCTTTGTCTCTCTGTCATCTTTGTGCTCCCTGCATGGGTACAAAACGGGTATGCGGGCATGATGGCACAAGCGGGCAATAGTGACAACCTATGCGAAAGTGTGCGAACGATTAAAAAATATATTGCATGATCCCCTTGCAATATGTTGAAAGCGGTAGTATATTGAATCCTGAAACGGTGCATTGTGTACCGTATCTACAGGGGAAAACCTACCATGACAACAGAAGCACAACTTCTAATGACTCTCCGCGACAAGCTGCAAAGCATAAAGGGACGCGGGAAGCCCGACCTATTCGTGCAAACCGAAGTTTATATACACGGGCGCGATATTGTGAAAGCCCTGCAATACAACCACGGCCACGACCTATCATCTGCCATTGGCTTAATGCGTCCCGTTATTAACGAACTTCTGGAGGGCTGATCATGTTCGCAACCTATAACGGCGGATTTGTCCGCATCGAAACCGATACCGGCTGCCATACCATCATGGCCGACCGTGCCGACCCTGCTGCCAGCCTGCGGGCTTTGGCCGAGGAACACCGGCAACGGGCTGCCAAACTTCTGGAACGGGCTGCGCTCATGGATCAAGCGGCCGACCGTCTAAGCTGATTTCAGCCTGTAGCATCTATTCGGGTGCTACGGGATGCGATCCGCATCTTTTACTAGGGGAAAACCAAAATGCGTCAATTATCTATAAGCTGGACAACATCACGCGGCCGAGAGACTTACGGCTGGAATATCTGCCGCCTTGATGACAGCCACACCGGACGCCGGTATCGCTGCAACGGTGGCGGGTACGACATGATCGGAACCGTTTTCGGGGAATGGCTGCAAGAAATCGCACAGGACAAGCTGCGCCAACTGGCCGTGGATCACGCCGACAAGCTGCAGGACTGCGGGTATTCCGTAAAAGGCTGGAGCAAGCTGCCCGAATTGTACGGGCTTACATTCGCACCGGATGGCCGTGCCTGCATCGACGGCGGCTGCGGCATAACATCTGTACAACGGGTGGCCGAGGCTGTTGGCATCGGTTCAAAATGGATTGGAAACCGCCGAGGCAATACTATTGGCTATACCGTTTGGGGGGAGGCTGAATAATGAAATTATGCACCATGCACTACACGAACGAACGCGGTCACGTTCTAGCCGTTCGGGAAAACGTAACAGAAGCTGAGCGGATGCGGCTTATCAATAACCCGCGTTGGGTCACGGCATTTTGGACATATTGGGAGAAAAAATAATGAAACTACCGACAACGACACGCGCCCGCCGTCTGGAAAAAGAATCGACTGCACTACGCAGTGTCGCGTTTGCTATCAATAACCCGTCTGTCATTAAGACAGCCGCATGAGGGGGGCATTATGAAAATTGGAACAATAAACCATCCGCACCACGGAATATATTATTTATGGGCGGATCACTACGGGCTTTTCGGCATCTCACGCGAGGACAAAATGCCCCATTGTGGATACAGAACGCTCGCCGCAATGCTGGCGCAGAAGGGGCTTTGATATGAAACCGACAACAACACGCGCGCGCCTTCGCCTATACCGTGAACGCGCCGCCGACCCTAAGACAATAAGCAACGACTGGCGCAAACATATCTATGGTGGTATGCGTTACACATGGGAACCGGCTTGGCACAAGTGGAGCGAGGACAGACGCGAGATATACGCTGACGCACGCGACACGCTGGGCGATTATCTGGGGGACTGGGGCGAGTTTAGCGGGGGCGGACGTATGCTGCGCGATACTACCGGCTTTTATGCGGATTCGTGGTGCGACGATACCATACAAGGCGGGGTTGAGCGCATAAGGTCTGCACGCGGAACGTATTATGTCCCCGTGACCTACTGCACCGGCTGGGATGGCGTCACCTATTATATGGCGGACGCTGAACGGGCAGAACGCGGCGCAACAGAGGCCGACCACGACACGGCAAAGCATGAAGCGGCAAAATCTGCTTATCACTACGCCGAACGCGAGGCCGAACAAGCCCGTGAGGATGACGCAAAACAGCGCGCCGAGGATGACATAGAAGAAGCCCGCGCCGGTATTCACTCGATCAACAAGGATGCGCGTGCGCTACTGGCCGAGATTCGGGGGCGGGAGTTTACCGATAACGTCTGCGCCGCCCTGCGTCACCGGCTGCACGAATACCTAGCCGACCGCCGACAATGCTTTAAGGTTATAGCAGAACGGCAGGAAAACTATTGGTCAGCCGTGCCGTATTAAACGGATTGACTTTAAGCCCCTGCAATGCGGGGGTTTATGGGCAATTCGCCAATCACTAGGGGTAAACCAAATGCAGATATTCATTGAGGTACGCGGCGGTGTTGTGCAGTCTGTTTATGCCGACTCCGAGATTGATGCAGAAATTGTGCTGATTGACTGGGACAACATAGAGCAAGGCGACGCCGAGCCAGAACAGCCGACAGAACACAACAGGTTTTATATTTACTAAGGGGATAAACCATGGGAATGACACGCCGCGATTATGTTTTGATCGCTGACACTATGCGCGAACAGATCGACCGCCGCCGAAACTTTCGGATGGCAGATTGTAAGACAGACCCGAACGCAAGCGGATATTCCGCCTTATGTTTGGCAGTCTGGCAGTTAGCAGACAGACTAGCGGAAAATAACCCGCGATTCGACAAACAGCGTTTTATATCTGCCTGTGGGTTGGCAACATGAACCCGCTAACACAACAGGCACGCCGCGACTATGCGGCAGAGGAACGCGCTGACACGCTTTTGGCCGTAGGCTGCGGGATTGTATTCGCCGCACTATGGATCGCTTTCTGGCTTTAGTAAGCCGCACAAGGGGAAAATTATGGACTTGAGAGAACTCTACGCAAATGAAGTTATTGACGGCATGAACGACAAAGAGGTGCGCCAATATGCTTTTGACGCGCTTTATGACTGTCTTAAAGACATGACGGACAACGACCTAGCGGGGTTGGTTGAGATGCAGTATCCGCATTTACTGGAAGGGGAAGAATGATGCGACTAACTATCGTACAAACAGGCGAATGCGCCGAACTTGGTAAAGCCTACGCCGACTTTCGCGGGGACTTGTGGGTTCTGGAAGGTGGAAGGCCGCCGCACAAGCCTAGCAGTAGCGGGTTCGTATGGGTGCGGGATACCGAGGGGCGTATGTCGCGGGAGTTTTATCCGTTTGTTATTGGCATGACATGGGAGGAAGCATAATGCAAACCTGCTACAACATGACACCGGCAGAGCAATACAAATACACCGGCCAGATCACCGAGAGTGAAACCGAAGAACTGTTGCAGCATAGCGCGGCATTGGCTGAACTGTACGACATTTTCTGGGATGTAGAGAACGCTATAAACGAGCGCAAGCCGAAGGCCGTTGTGGAGTTTATTGGCCGGATGCGCAAGGTTTTTGACGAAGCTGGAATATAAGGGGAAAGAAATGATGCACACCAAACTAGAAATGTACGCATACGCCGAGGGCTACCATCACGGGAGATGCGGCAGGATGCAGGATTGCTACTTTGAAGACAAGGAATGCCGTGATTTGTACAAAGAAGGCTATGCAAACGGCGTAGAAGATCGTGACGAAGAAGACGAAAGATAAGCCATGACGAATGAGAACGCCTACAAACTAGGGTTTTGGGATGCTTATTTTATGGGCAGTCCCGATACCTGCACCGATGGCTGGCCGGACTCAGCGTATGACCTGTACCGGCTAGGCTATGCAGACGGCATCACACAATATGTAAACGATCACAAGGAGGCAGCATGAAAAAGTATGAGCGCGTAACACCTATTGGCATCTGGACGGGCAAGGTGATGATCGGCGGACGCTATTTGCCAAAGCCCAAGGAGATGACGGCCAACGAATACATGATACAAGGGCTGGTTCGTGGGCGAGGTTTGCCTACGGACATGATGCTCAAGGACGTATGGCTGAAGATCAAATCTATGGTGCGGCGCAACGCCGTACTATAACAAGTTATAGTACAGGGGAAGAAAGTGACTATCTACAAGGTAAGCGTAAAGGCATCGTATTACGATGACCTAGAGATTGACGCGGATGACGTTGATGACGCAAGGCGCAAGGCTATGGCCGCGTTCCAGCCATGCGGGGACAATATGTTTTCGATTGATGTGTACGGGCTAGACCCGTGGACATTGAGCGCATTAGACGAAGACCCCCATGCCGGCGATCCTTACGATGAGCTATGATGGGGCTTTAGTCCTTCGCACAAGGTTCGGTCATGGAAAACGGCGTCATCATATACATCGAGGATAGTGAGTGCGGCAACGTCCGCATTCACGGCAAGGTGATCGGCAATCCAGGCCAGTCCAAAGAACTTGCCGATGGGATTCTAGTGCAGCTCATGGCTGAAACCCACCGGCAGCTTCACTACCTCACGCCTGAATCATTGCAGTAAGCACAAGGCTGGCGTTAAGCCAGCTTTTTTTCCCATACATAACCTTTTGCTTGCTTTTGTTTGCCACAGCAGCACATTGA